AACATGCCGACAGCTCCTGCCGTAGATTTCGGGTTTTTACAACAAACTGGACAGCCTAACACAGTTGAAACTTATGTGCTTGCAGGAAACGTAGCGAATGCGCTAGAGGCACGTCAAAAAATAATAGACCAAAGCTACCTATAAAAAATGAAAAGGCAAAGTTTTCCACTATTAAGAAGAGCCATTAAAATGGGAGTGCATGAGGGACTGAGTAGGATAAATGATTTAGATATCACAAATGAAGATGCAATAGTCATTGAAATAGTTGAGGCAATAATAGAACAAATTGAAGAACAATATAATTAAGAACATGAATAATGAAGTAAAAGTAATTGAGTATGGACTAGGTGATAATGACGAATACGGAGTATACGCCATAAGCTTAGTAGACGAGCCCGCCATAGAGGTGGACTTTGTAGCATTAAATAAAGACCGCATTTTATTAGCTCGCGTTCAAGACGGTGAAAAGCGCATGTTATATGGACCTGCTTTAATTCCTAACCAAGCTATAGTACGTTATGATAAAAACGGAGCTAAATATTTTATTAAGTATTCGCCTGAAACTATAGAGAAAACTGCGCAGGAATTTCTTAAACGCAATTTACACCATAACCACACAGTCCAACACGAACTACCGGTAGCAGGTTTAACCGTAGTTGAAAGTTGGATTAAGCAAGGCGCAGACAAGGGCCAAGAGTTTGGCTTCGACCTACCGGACGGAACTTGGATGATAGGAGTTAAAGTAGAAGATGAGAATACTTGGGAGGCGGTTAAGCAAGGAGTATTAAAGGGCTTTTCTATTGAGGGTTTTTTCGTACCTGAAAAAGAGGAAGTATACAACGAAAGCGAACTAGAAGCTATACTAACCTCTCTAGTTAATGAAATTGGCGAAATAAAATAAGTGTTTTTTCCACTAATAATAAAGATAAAAAAAATGATAGCTCAAATTTTAAACAAATTTGCTCCATTGCTAGAAAAGCACGGGGTAAAGCTTTCAGCAGTAGAAGCTCCTGCAGAAGTTGCTACCGAGGAAACAAAGGTAGAAATGATGGTAGAGGGCGCTTTAGCTGACGGTACTTACATTGCTTCACCCGCTCCCGAATGGGCAGAGGGAGTAGAAATTTTTGTAATGGATGCAGACGGAAATGCGCAGCCATTGGCAGACGGAGAATACCAACTAGACAACGGTAAAATGATCGTGGTTAGTGAGGGTAAAATAGCGTCTATTTCTGAAATGGAAGTAGAAGAAGAAGTTAAAATAGAAGTAGAGGCAGAAGTTACTGAGCAGTCAGTAGAAGAAACTTACAGTAAGGACCAAGTAGAGGCTTTACTTAATAACGTAATTAGCGAATTTTCTACCAAGCTTTCAGCGGTAGAGGAAAAGCTAGCCGTTGCAGAGGCTAAAGTAGTAGAGCTTTCACAGGCTCCTGCAGTAGCACCTGTTAAGCAAAGAGCTGCAGTTAAAACTGAGCAACCTATACAATTAAATCAAATTCAAAATACTGCGGAGCGTGCTCGCGCTATCGTGGCTAAATACACCAAATAAATAAATAACAACAAAAAAAAATGGCAACAAATTTAACCATTACTTCAACTTACGCGGGCGAATTAAGCCTCCCGTACATTGCAGCGGCTGTTCTTTCAGGGGATACCATTGCTAACAACTACGTTTCAGTAAAAGAAAACGTAAAACACAAATTAGTTTTAAAAACTTTATCTACTACAGGTATCGTTAAAGCTTGGGGTTGCGACTTCGATAACACCGGATCTGACCTAGATTTAACTGAAGCAGTACTTGAGGTTACAGACCTTAAAGTAAATGTTGAGGTTTGTAAAGACCAATTTGCTAAAGATTGGGAAGCTATGCAAACTGGACGTGGCTTTGCTAACGATACTATTCCTGCTAACTTTGCTGACTTCATTATCGGAGTTTTAGCTGCTAAAGTTGCTGAGAATATCGAGTACACTATTTGGCAAGGTAACTTCGGAGCTTCACCTTACACAGCGTTCGACGGTTTAATCACTGTAATTGATAACGCTAAAGGTAACACTCCTGACGTAAACTTCCCTACTTTGTCAGCATCTAACGTAATTGCTCAGCTTCAACTTTTGGAAGCTGCTATTCCTGCTGAATTAATAGGTGATGCTAACGTAAAATGCTACGTTAATAAGCAAACTGCTCAGTACTACCGCCAAGCTATTGGTACTTTGGGATATTTGCAACAGTTTAACGCTGCTGTAGCTGTGCCTTTGACTATCGACGGATACGAAATGTATGTATGCCCAGGTATTCCTAACGGTACTGCATTATTCGCTAAGAAAGATAACCTATTTGTAGGTACTGACTTAGTATCTGACTTCAATGAAGTTAAGGTAGTGGATATGTCAGCTACAGACGGAAGCGACAACGTGCGCATGGTAATGAAATTCCGTGCAGGTACACAATGCGCTTTCCCTGCTGAAACTGCTCTAGGTTACTAAGATTTTCCTTTGTTATGTTAAAGGGTTGGGGCTACGGCTCCGCCCTTTTACTATAAATAATAATAATAATAATAAAAATTAATAACTATGGCATGTAACGCAACAGCAGGTATGCTGCTAAATTGTAAAGAGGGAATAGGTGGAATTAAGGCTATTTATGTAGCTAACTTTTCAGCTATGGAAAACAACTTTACTCTAACCGGTAACGAGGTCGCTACTATACCTGGACCCGTTTCCGTATTTGAATACAAACTACCAAAGAATACCGGAAGCTTTACTGAAGAGGCCGCTATTTCTATTGAGAACGGTACTATTTTCTACACGCAGACAGTAGTAGCTTCGTTGCACGGTTTAACAACTGATCGCGCGGCAGAGCTTCAAACTATTGCTAAAGGTCGTTTAACTGTTTTCGTACTAGATAGTAACGATAATATTTGGATGGTTGGCGGTAACACAGGAGCGGAAGTAACAGCTTTCTCTACTATGACCGGAGTTAACAAGGGAGATATGAATGGATATAATATCACGTTCACAGGTGAGGAAAAGAATAAGGCTTACTATTTGACTAATTCAGACCCAGCTAACCCATTTGACGATTACGCACAGGTAACTGTAGTAGCCGGTACATTGTAAATAAAATTGTGCTATATTTAAGGCATGGTTTATTTACTCAAAAATACAGCAGCACAGCTCCTCTACCTACAAATACAGGAAGGGGAGCTTTTGCTGTCTAATTTCTATACTGATTATTTGCTCGAATTAACTAACGAGCAGACACTAGAAAAGCTTTACTGTATACCCACCGTAGTAACAACCAACGAACGTTATACAAGTATTCAAGTTGGCACTAACGCCAACACACCTTTAGCAGGGAGTTTATTAATTGACTACCCCGCTAGATTTTCATTTAAAGTTTACGGGCAAAATAGTAGCACTAATTTAGACCCGACTAATATAGCAGTAGTAGGCAGAATTGAAATGGGTTATTTAATGGTCCAAGATGTAACTACTCCCTACTTTACCGACCCTAATTTAACAATTCCTGCAGATGTCGCATACAACGGATAAAAATATAATGGCCGAGCCAATGGTAATTAACATGGCGGGCATAACTTTACAAGAGGCAGTAGAACGCGAGACGCCTACAGGTTGGGTAAGTTATGGTGAGAGTAATTTATTTCCTAATTACTTAATAGATTTATACAACGATAGCCCCGTACACCGTAGCCTTAGCATGTCTATAGCTTTTACCATTGCGGGCAAGGAATTTAAAACAAGTTTACCGGTAGCAAATAGAGAGCTTTCGCGGTTAAAATTTGACGAGATAAGACAAAGTACCGCTTTAGATTTAAAGTTACATGGTGGCTTCTTTTGGGAGGTTATTTGGAGCGTAGATAGGTCCACTATTGCGCGAGTAAACCATTTACCATTTGAAAATTGCCGTTTAGCATGTACTAACGAGGAAGATATTATACCAGGTATATTTTATTCTAAAGATTGGGCGGACTTCCGTAAAAAGAAAAATAAGCCTAGCTTTATACCTATGTTTAACCCTGCTACCAATGCAGAGGAGCCGAGCCAAGTTTTATTTATTTCAGTAATGACACCAGGCAGCGCTTACTACCCTAAGCCTGATTACTACGGTGCTATTAATTACATAGAATGTACTAGAGAAATTAGCGAGTTTTACCGTGCTTTCTTATCTAACGGCATGGCTCCAAGTTATATGCTGCATTTTAATAATGGCGTTCCCGACCCTGAGGAACAACTAGCCATTCGCAGAAATTGGGATAGAATGATAGGAGCGCAGAGAGCGGGTAAGGTAGTACTTACTTTTAACCAAAGCGCAGAGCAAACGCCTAAGCTAGATTTGGTACCCATGACGGATGCGGATAAGCAATGGGAAACTTTAACCGACCAAAGTAGAGAAATGATAATGAACGCACACCGCGTTACCTCCCCTCTTATTTTTGGTATTCGTGATAGTGGCGGACTAGGTAGTAATAGCGACGAAATAAAACAAGCTTTTAGATTATTTGACAAGCAAGTTATAGAGCCATATCAAAAGTTAATAAGTGATGCTGTAGAAGTTTTACTTAAGGCTATAGGCATAGTTGCTAAGGTAGAACTAGAGGGTAACGATGTATTTGGAGAAGATGCAACCGCACAAACTGAGGGCGCACCGACTGCAGTAATTGCCCCTGCTGATATGCAAAACGTACTTAATATTGCTGCTCAGTTTATGCAAGGCACTATAACAGCGAGCCAAGCTAAACAAATATTAAAACTTTCATTTCCTGCCCTTACTGATATTCAAATAGACACCCTACTTGGAGCAGAGCCAACACAGCTCGAAAAAAAAAAGATAGAACTTGCGATACCGGAGAGCTTTGCACCCACTAAAGAAATGGCAGCGGAAGCTGAGCTAGGTTTAAAGTGGAGAGAGGAATACGGCAGGGGAGGTACTGAGGTAGGAGTAGCACGAGCTAGAGATATTTCAAACCTTAGAAACTTATCTTACGATACGGTTAAAAGAATGAATAGCTACTTTTCAAGGCATGAGGTAGATAAAGAGGCTACAGGTTGGAACCAAGGCGAGGAAGGCTTCCCTACAGCGGGCCGTATAGCGTGGCAGTTATGGGGTGGAGAGCCAGGTAAGGAATGGGCGGAGCGCATAGTAACTAGATACCAAAATGAGGAGCTTGTAGATATTCCCGAATTTACCGAGGAGGCAGAGGACCAATGGCTAGATTTTTTAAAAGATAAGGGCGAAATAGTAGACTTAGAGGAATGGGAACTTATAGAAGCGGAGCCCGTAGATATGGCTAGCGTTAGAAGCTATAGCCGACCCGACGAAAAAAGTATAATGGATAGCGGGTTTTACAAAATACGCTATAAATACAGCACTAACCTCAGCGCTAACTCTCGTAAGTTTTGCCGTCAAATGGTAGCAGCAAGCCGCGCTAATTACGTTTACCGTTACGAAGATTTGGACTACAATGGGTTTGAGGCTAACAGTATGAGCCAAGCGGGTGAAAATGGAAGCTTTGCCCCTAGTGGTATGGATAACTATTCTATTTGGTTATGGAAAGGCGGGTGCTTTTGTCGCCATACTTGGGAGCGCCAAGTTTATTTTAGAAAAAGAGAGAAAGGTAGATTTTTAGCAGAGAAAGGAATAAGCAATGACGACCCTATAAGCGTGGCTAAGGCAATACGCGCAGGGATGCCCTTAAAAGATATAGCCGCTAATTTTGCTCAGGCAAATACAGCACCAAACGATACGCCTACAAGAGGCTCTATTAAATACGCAAATACTTAAAGATATGCCAATTACACCGGAAGTTTTATTTATAGATGAGCACTACTTAAAAAAGTATACTCAAATTAACGAGGCAGTAGATACTAACTTAATACGCCCTGCTATTTATTTGGCGCAGGATAAGTACTTACAGCTTTGGCTAGGTACAGACCTTTACAATAAAATTAAAACGGATATTTCTAATAATACCTTAGCGGGAGTATACGCGACTTTATTAGATCAATATATTCTAAAGCCAACGGTTTGGTGGACTATGGTAGAGCTTTACCCGAGCCTAGTTTACAAGCATGATAACGGCAACTTAGTAAGCCGTCAAAGTGAGAATACCACAGCCATAAGTAAAACTGAATTAGACGCGCTAGTAGATAAGGCTAGAGATAATGCTAATTGGTATACTCAGCGCTTAGTAGATTACTTATGTAATAATGCGAGCGCATACCCTGAATATAGAAGTAACACCTACCCCGATATTTCACCCCTTAAAAAAGTTAATAGACAGAGCTCCGTTATATTTTCAGAGGGTAGAACTGAGCCTAACGCTTGGAGCAGGTTTGGGGTAAGAGATTTTTATAATTCTTAATTCATATATGACAAGGGAACAACAGGAAAGAACAAACCGTAAAGAGCAGGAAAAAAAGCTCCGTATTTACCTAGCAAAAATTCAAAAGCAAATAAATGAGAACGCCAACAATAGAGGAACTAAAAGCTAAATTTAACGAATTAGGCTACAAGTGGGAGCCATTCCATTTGGTAGGTATTCGTTCCGCTGCTAACGAGCCTAATAAATTTGACGATTTAATAGGAGTAGTAGACGGTAACGAGGTTACTTTTTACACCGGTACAACTAACCCAGGTACATTTTGGCTAAATTCACCCATGAACTCCAAAGGCGCTGCAGTTTTGAAATGCGGACAATATGTAGACAGTTGGGTAATGGGGTTACATAAAGGAAAGTATAGAGCTTTAACTCAGGCTAAGCCTATTACAGTATG